TTGATGATGCACTTGAACCTACGATATTTTGTCCTGTTGCAATATCAACTTCTTCTTGGGCGTCTGCTGGTGTGATACTTAAACTATTAACCAACAAGTTTGGCATAAATGTTTCAATTGCATCTCTAATATCGGATTCAATCGCATTAAATGTTAAACCATCAAATGGCTCAAAAAGGAATTCATATAGTCTTGTACCAAATTGAGGTAAGTAATATCTTGAACCTTTTCTTGTTAATAATAAATGTATCAAGTCGGCTTTAATTTCCTGAGATTCTAATTCTGTAAGTTCTAAATAATCACCACGTCTAGAATCCCTAAAGGGAAAATTTATACCATAAGTAATTCCATCTGCCATACTAATAAATATAATGCTATCTATTTTTCTTTAAATAGATTAAAAATGAAAAATCCCGATTGTGTCGGGATTTTCAAATTAGGAACTACATCCAAAACATTCAAAAGGACTGTCTTCAGGTTTCTGTGTTAGTTCGTGTAACTCAACTTTAGGTGTTTCAACTTTAACTTTAGGTTGTTGTACTTTTGATATGTCAACCGCTAAGTGTTTAGCTCCTGTTGAAATCGCTTTAGTTCTAACATAATAACATAATGTCTTCAAACCTTTTTCCCATGAATGGAAGTGTGATGAGGTAATCTTAGACAATGTTGGATTAGCCATATAAATGTTCATTGACTGTGATTGGTCGATAAACGGTGCTCTATCAGCAGCCATGTTAATCAATTCTCTTTGTGAAATCTCCCAAATTGTTTTGTACTTACTAATCAAGTGTTCAATTCTTTTAACTTTCTTAGTATAGTTTTTGTCTTCAGTATCAAGGTAGTTGTTGAAGTTGATGTTTTGAATTGACCCTTCATTTAAGATGATTTCATTTTTCAAATCTTCACACCAAATACCCATCTTTTCAAAGTCGTTAATTAAGTATTTGTTTACAATCATGATTTCACCACCAACAACTCGTCTGTTAAAGATTGCTGAGTGAGCTGGTTCTGTCATTTCATATGAACCTGTAATTTTCGCCGAAGAAGCCACAGGCATCTGAGCCGTAAATAATGAGTTACATACTCCATGGTTAGATACTTCTAATTTAAGACTATCCCAATCCCATAAACCACCTAATCCTTCATAATCCAATCCCCACATATCAAATTGGAATATACCTTTTGACATTGGTGAACCTTCAAAGTGAGCGTAAGGTTTGTATTCACCTGACTGATAGCTGCGAAGTAGATTGTTTCAAAAATCATTTTATTTAATATCTTAGCTTCTTCTGATGTAAAGATGTAATCCATCAAATAGAATACGTCAGCCAATCCTTGAGTACCAATTGCAATTGCCCTTTGGTCCAATCCACCTTTTCTACCCTTTTCAGTTGAGTAACTGTTAATGTCAATAACTTTGTTAAGAGCTCTAACAACTTTTCTCACCTCATTATAAAGTAAGTCGAAATTAAACTCACCTTTATTAATAAAGTTTTTCAATACCATTGAAGATAATGTACAGATTGCTGTAGTCTTCTCATCGGTGTATTGGTAAATCTCATTACAAAGGTTTGATTGTTTAATCACACCTATATTCTGATGGTTAGTTTTCTTGTTAGCATTGTCTTTAGAACATAAGTAAGGAACACCAGTTTCAACTTGTGATTCGATAATCTTAGTCCAAACGTCTTGAGCTTTAACTTTTTTACCAAGACCTAACTCAACCGCTTTGTTGTAATTTGTTTCGTACTCATCACCATAACATTCTTGAAGTGGTTTAATACCCGCTTTGATAATGTCGTTAGGACAGAACAAATACCAATCACTACTTTCTCTTACCGCTCTCATGAAGTTATCAGGAATCCAAAGAGCCGTGAACAAATCTCTTGCTCTCAATTCTTCAGCACCTGTATTCTTTTTGATATCCAATAGGTCCATAACATCTTTGTGCCATGGTTCAATGTAGATAGCCGCACTACCAGGTCGTCTTCCTTGTTGGTTAAAGAATCTTAATGACTCATTAACAATTTTCAAATACTTTAACAATCCACCTGCAAATCCACCTGACGAATTGATACGACTTTCTTTACTTCTGATATTAGACATTGCTAATCCAATACCTGCCGCGTCTGAAGAATATGTTGATATATCATTCAAGGTATGTAATAAACCATTACGTGAATCATCATTGTTGTAGTGTAATACACAAGACGCCAACTGAGGAACTTTGGTTCCTGAATTGATAATGATTGGTGTAGCTGGTGAAATGAGTTGATTAGACAATGAGTGGTAATACTCAACCGCTTGTTCAAATGATTTTGTAACCCACAACGCAACTCTCATATACATGTGTTGTGGTCTTTCAATTACTTTACCTTGAGGTGTCTTCAACAAGTACATCTCTTGTAATGAACGCCAAGCAAAGTAATCAAAGTTATAATCGTTCTCATGATTGATTACCGCATCAATTTTATCGTGACCGTACTCATTCATGATTTCAATTAACTTGTCGTTAATCACACCTGTCGAATGTAATTCCATAATAGTCTCACAGAAACTATCATTGGTTTCTTTGTGGTAAGAAGAAATTGCAACCGACGATGCAAGTCTTGAGTAGTCGTGATGACTACCAGTGTACGCCGCAGCAATTTCATAAACCAACTTATCCAACTCTTTAGTTGTGATAAGTCCTTCAGTTGGTACTGACGTAATAACCTTGATGAATATTTCATCAGAGTTTACGTTCAAACCTTTAGCAGCACGTTTAACTCGATTATAGATTTTTTGAGGATTGAATGATACGTCCTCACCATTTCTTTTTTTAATTTTTAATGACATCATATTGTTTTAGATTAGAAATCTTCCTCGAAGGAAATTGTTTCATTTAATTTAGCTTTTTGATACTCAACTGTTCTTGACTCAAAGAAGTTACCTTTAGTCTCAACAGCAATTTGTTCCATGAATTTGAATGGTTGTTCAACATTGAATTCTTTTTTACAACCAAATTTAACCAACAATCCATCAACAACAAACTCAAGATATTGTTTCATTAAGTTTGAGTTCATACCAATTAAAGATACAGGTAATGACTCGGTGATAAATTCTTTTTCGATTTCCAACGCCGATAATAAAATCTCTCTGATTCTTTTTTCACTTGGTTTGTTTTCAACGTGATTATTTAAAAGGTGAATTGCGAAGTCACAGTGTAAGTTTTCATCTTTAAAGATAAGAGAATTTGCATTACACAAACCTTGCATGATACCTCTTGATTTCAACCAAAAGATTGAACAGAATGAACCTGAGAAGAAGATACCTTCAACCGCCGCAAACGCAACCAATCTTTCTTGGAACGATGCCTTTTCAATCCAATCCAAAGCCCATTTAGCTTTCTTTTGAACTGCTGGTAAGTTGTCCAATGCTGTGAAACATAAATTCTTTTCTTCCTCACTTGAGATGTAAGTGTCAATAAGAAGTGAATACATCAAACTGTGGATGTTCTCCATCGCCAATTGCATACCATAGAAGAACTTCGCTTCAGGGTATTGTACTTCACGATAAAAGTTTTCAGCCAAGTTTTCATTGACAATACCGTCAGATGCCGCAAAGAATGATAGAATATTCTTAATAAAATATTGTTCATTCTCTGAGAGATTATTCCAATCTCTGATGTCGTTTGTCAAGTCAATTTCTTCTGCCGTCCAAAAAGCCGCTTGATGCATTTTGTAATACTCCCATATGTCGTTATGTTGAATTGGGAAGATAACAAACCTATTAGGGTTCTCTATTAATATTTTTTCCATAATTTTAAATTGTGTTTTTTTACGATTGTTGTTGTTGTTGCTCTCTTTGTTTTTTCTTTTCTAGCAATTCCTTAACTCTGTCTCTTTTTCTTTCTTCTTGTTGTTCTTCAAAACCTAAGAATGTTACAGACGAATCAGTATCTATTTCCAGTAATTCGTTGTTAAACTTACAGTTTTCAAATACAACTCCATCTTTACCAATACGTGATTTGGTGATGGCGATGGTTGCCAAGTTCATTTCTTTTTGTTGTAAAGTCTTAGCCACGGAAATGATAACGTGTCCAACTTGTGCTTTCTTAATAGAACCACCCATCTGGTCGGTGGTAACAACCTCAGAAGATATAGAGCTTCTGTTACCCTGTGTTGCTGTCCATCCAACTAATGATAGTTCGTGACACATCGCCTCAAAACCTCTCATAACTGAACCCTCGGCCTTCCATTCATCTTTACTCGAACTTTCAGGAACCACACAATCAATATAGTCTAAAAGAACCAAGTCAATCTTTGTACCATCAGCAATCATTTTTCTGATTTGGTTTTTGATTTGATTCATGGACATAGAATCCGATGGAAGTTTTTTCAAGATTAACTCGTTCTTCATCGTTTCTTTGATTTCTGTGATTTTAGCCATGACCTCATCTTTGTGTTTTACCAAGTTGTCAGGTTCAATACCAGTCCAAAGTGTGAAGTGTTTACGTTGTACAATCTTTGGGTTATCCTCAAAGAATATTTGAAGGACGTTATAACCAAGATTAAACGCAGTATTCGCAATCTTTGTAAGGATGGTAGTTTTACCGACACCTGTAGGTGCTAAAATAACACCAATTTCTCCTTTTGCCAAACCACCTTTAAGTAATCGGTCAATTCCTGGTATTCCCATCGCAATTGGATGACGGAAGTCTTCATCAAGAACTGTGTCAAGATTAGAGAAGATATCAGTTGTACCTGTATCTCTTTCCCCAACCTGAAGAGCTTCACGGACCAAACCTTCAACCTTATCATAAGATTCAAAGTCACCTTCCGTAATGATTTTTTGGGCTTTGTCCATCGCCTTCTGAAGTTCTTGTTGTTTACAGAACTTCAACGCTTTCTCTTGAACGAACTGAGTCCCTTCAAATGGTGCGTCTTTTACTTGTTTGATAGTGTCAAGGACAATTTTTGCAACTAACTCTTGTGAAATCTCAGATTTAACAATCTGTTCGAGTGTGTCAAAATTTGGCGTTGATTGGTACTTTACGTGATACTCCTTAATCATTTGCAAGATAATCTTGAAGTATTTGTTGTCAAAATATGAACTCTCGATTACGTCCATAATCGACGCCGAAAATTCTTTATCGACGACAATTTGGTTTAAAAGCTGTATTTGAAATGTGTTTCCTAAGTAATCAAAATTCTTGTTCATATTGTATTTTTTCGTTCGTCTGTTTTATTAAATATTCACTTGTTTAGGTCAAAGTTCAAATAATCAAAAGATAATTTTTGACCTGAAAAAATGTCAGTTAATTCTCGGAGAACGTCTTTCAAAAATGGTCGTACATCAACCGTATAACGAACTTTTGGCGGGAACAATTTTCCATCAAAATTTCTATGACAAATTGTCTGCTCTCCAATTTTTACAAAAATGTTGAACTCTTCCTTGTCATCGGTGAACGATGTGTCCATAATTGCGGGGTCTGCTAAAATAGCATCTCGGTTGTCCATCATGTAAACAACTGTCTTCATTTTAAGATTGTACTCAAGTTCTTCTTTAAGTCGTTTAACAAAATCGTATAACTCCAAAGAATTTTTTGCTTTCGGGTTATACCCTCGAACATTAAAGAATCTTTGGACAACAATGTTGTCGTTCAACGTAAGTAAGAATTCCATTTTGGTGCTGTCTTGCTCTTTCATAATTTAATTTTTGTTTGTATTTCTTTTTTCTTTTCTTGTTAATTTCATAAAGGGTTTGAGGAAATTGACCCAAGCCTCATTGTCTTTGGGTAGATACTTAAATAGACCGTCCTCCATCATCATCCTCATCAGATTCTTATAACCCCTGTCCGTTGGGTCTATCGTATCGTTCAAAATTTGTTCAACTAATTCTTTTCCATTCTCAGTAATTAAAGGGTTTGTAAGGTCGACTATCTTTTTGTTTGTTCTATAAAACTCTTCTCCAAATATAGTTGATTTTGTTTTGCCTGTCAAAAGATTTGTCAATGTTTTTGAAGGTTTGTCTTGCGGGATATTTCGTGCATAATCCAAGATTTCTTCGATAGTGCATGGTTTCTCCTGCAATTGAGGGAATAACTTAACTAAAGTTTTTTCACCAAGTCCCTGAATACCATCAATGTTATCCGATTTATCTCCTGTAAACACTTTTGTAACCAATACATTATAGTGGGGAATGTCCACTTTGTTGATGGATATCATATCT